AGCGGTTCTTCACATCGGCCTGGGAGGTGATCGCAGAGCCTCCAATCGAGGCTGTGGGGAATTGCGCGATCTCTCCTTGGGCAAACGCTCGACCAATGGAAATCGGTCGATTGGTCTGAGACGACCCGGAAGTATCCGTGACGGTGATGGTGTTGGTGGTGCTTGGGATACTCAAGACACTGATGTGCGTCGGCTTTGTGACAGTCGTCGGAGCCATGCACAGGAACGCGAGAAGGATGACCAGTAGCTTCATGGCGAGCTATCCGTTACCGAGAAAGTCACTGCGTCCAGATTCACAGTAGTCGTGGGAGTTCCGGAGACAATTCCGGTCGAGGTGTTGAGGGATAGCCCTGCCGGCAATACCCCACTCGTAATCGCGAAGGTGTAAGGCGGGACCCCTCCCGAGACAGTGAGCTGGTAGCTGTATGGACTTCCGACGGTTGCATTGGGTAGTGGATCAGGCCACAGGGCCGTTAAAGGGTTGATGGCAACGGAATATGATGGAATGACATAGGTTCGCCGCACACGTCATCCCTGAGGGACTGAAGGCGCCCCTGCTGCTCCTCCCGCCTGGCTCGCAGCCTGAGCGGCCTGGGCGAGGTTCTTAGCGGACATCGAGAGTCCGGGGGCCGCCTGGGCTGCTTGGGCTTGCTGCTGCTGGTCCGCGGCATGTTGCATCAAAGCCTCGACCTCTTCCTCCGACCTCAAGAGCTTCGCCGGACAACCTCGAATCAACGCCATTTCCCTGGCAGCTTCATGCATATCGACAAGCTGTTTCACCGAAGGATCAATCTGCGACATGACTCCGATGTCCTGGACCGTATTCATGATCGCGGTCCCTTCTTCAGCCCGAAGTGCTCGGGCGAGGGGGCTGGTATACTCGATCCGCACTCCCTTGCCGGACTTCAAGAGTTCCATGGGAGCTGGGGGGATTTGTCCTGCCGCGTGGAGAATGTCCAGTTCTCTGCGGATGAGGGGGCCTAGAAACTCACTCTGCTGCCTGCCCATTGCGGGGGCGATGAGTTCGCCCTTCTCCTGAGCGCGAAGCAGTGCCTCAGTGGCCGTCATGTTCGGGTTATCTACAAGGATCTGGAACAAGGTATTGAGGAAAGTGTCCCGAATGACAGTACGGGTCTCGGTCAACTGCTCCTTCCCTACCTCGAAGTTCGCCTTCGACTCAAAGGGCATGGCCAGAGGTTTACCATCTCCGGTCATCATTCCGTAGTTATTTGCCCCGGGGCGTTGATTGAAGTTCGACAGCACCGACTCCTCTGCAAGGAGAATCGGTGGATCGACCGCTTTCTGTCCTGCTCTAAGACCCGTCTTGACCATCTCGTTGGCGGTACGAATGTCCGGCAGACAAGTGGTTGCTGGACCTCGGCCATAAGTCTCCCGTGGGGCGACTCGGTACCTCCCCACCGCACAAGGGAACACCCGATAGCAGCCACGCTCCACCACGCTCTTCGTCGCCAAATGGATGTACCAGCCCTCGAACCGCTTGCCCTTATTCCCATAGCTGAACGGCGTGTATTCATGGTTGGGCCGGATGCAGTGCAACCACTCCGCCTCCTCGAAGGGATTCTTCGCATAGCCGTTCCGGATCATCTGCGGAACCGCGTTCTCTCCCCACTGCTGGATCGATTGCTTGTGGGTGAACTTGAACTTCCGGTAGACCGTATCGACCTGTCCCTGGTGATTCAGCGCCCAGACAATCTCCGATAAGGGAACCGATCGATACCGCAGACAGGTCCCCGGAACCTCATCGATATAGAGGAGATTGTTCCCGTAAGCCCCCAAGGACATGTAGCACTCGTCCGTCTGGGAAGCGAAATTGGCTTGTGGGTGATAACGGGCGGCAAAGAGGATCTTGTTCAGCTCATCGAGATAGCGCTGAACGGCAGGGTTGTCGTCGAGCTCTTCCTGGTCGGCTTTGAGCTTGTGCCAGACCTGGGAACGGGGAGTGAGCATCGCTTCCATTGCGGCTGAGAAACGCTCGTTAGCGACAATGGCGGTGGAGTCGAAGATCCGGGTATTGCGGTTCACTCCCTCGGCCCACTCACCAATGAAATTGTCATAAGCAGGCTGCACATATTGCGCAGCTGTCTGCCACAGACTTCTAAAGTTGGCTTGTTTTTGCCAGAGAAACTGATACTGCTGGATCAGGCTATTTGCGTCATCCGACATGCTGACGCTTCCATTCATTCATCAGCCGTGTGTTTTCTTCCCTTGTGATCCAGTGGCAATTCCCTGGGCCGTAGTGATTCGAGGGATCTATACGGTCTATGGTGAGACCGCGCGCATACCCGTTTGCCAACGCCCACCTTTTGAAGTTCGCATATTCTTCCCAAACCGTTGAGACCGTGATCCCTTTAGCGCCATACCAGCGGAACATCCTGTTAGTAGGCGAAGTGCAGCGTGACCACATCCCTTTCCATACCCAGTACAGCCGCTCTCGAGAATCACCATGGATGCGATGGTGAGCACCGATCACCTTTGCTGCACATTCTCGGCAGCCCTTCGTCCGGTGAGGCGAGTGACACAACTCAAGGGTTGTCTTGGTGATGTGATTACCGCAAACGCAGACGCACAGCCACAGGACTTTACGGTGTTTCGTGCGTCCGATTTCGGCCACCACGGTCAGCTTGTCGAAACGCCTCCCCGTGAGATCTATCCGTTTCAATTGAGTCGATCCGCCCGCTGGATATCGAACCCCAGGAGCTGAAAGTTCGCGAGCACTACGAAGGGATCTCCCCTCACTTTGGCCTCGGCAATATCGGCCTCGAGCAGCGTCTGGTTGCAGACCTTGCCCATCCCGCCGGCGGCGAGAAAGTCCAATAGCTCATAGCCCTCGCCCAGGGTGAGGGAGAGTGCGAATTCAGACAGCGGAACGCCTGAGTGTCTGGCAAAGGCTGCAAGGGATTCCGCCTTGATGAGCGCAACGGGAGTCACGTGCCTAACGCTGTCTTTCCGGTGACTGGCTGCGAGGTTTGCGAACCTGCGTAGATGTTCGCCAGTAGTCCCCGTCTCATCCGCATCGCATCGCTCTGCGACTGAGCGGCGTTCATGGCGTCATTCTGGTTCGGAGGCCCCGGGGGACCAGGCTTGTTCAGCCCCTTGCCGAAAAGGCTATACGCCCCCGAAGTGAGGGGAATGTCCCAGGGATCGATCCACTTCTGGATGTTCTTGGTCTTGCTCGCCGTGCCGGGGGAGATGAAGCTCATGAGCACTCCTTTCCCCGATGCTCCGTCAGGGAGCGGGCACAATCAATCCCTACATGATCGAGTAGGCTGGCTTGATCCGCTTGCCGCCGAGTGTTCCACGAAGCACTACCCGACCCTCACCGGCTCCCAGCATCCGATACTGATCCGCCTCGCAGACGTGACTCACCGAGTTCTTCTCTGGCTTGTCGTGATAGCGCTCATCTCCCACTACCTGAACTCGCTTGTAACGGTATTGACCGGCCATCCCACGTCGAAGCGTAGGACAGCCTTGGGGATGGATCTGATAGCCCGCCTCCCCATCAATGATCCTGGTCATCGCCTGCGCGTGAGCCTCCCTGCGGATCGTGGGGTCGTTGCTCGGAGCGGGTTTGGCGTTGATCCCATTCGCACGCAGGATCTTGAAACAAGTCTGCTCAGAATCCGTCTGACTTCCTGCCTCTCCCGCTGGATCCCCGGTAATGGTATCGATCTCAAAATCCGCACAGGTCTGGTTGAGGAATCCCCGGAGCACGTCGGCAAATTGCTTGGCCCCCATGTATTCCGTGACGACTTCCCATCTCACCCGATGAATGCCGGAAAAAGACCGCTGCCCGATCGTTGCGGCGGGGGTAAGGCCGAAATCGACCCCAATGCACAGCGGTAACCTGGTGTTGAGCTCGAACTCCTTGACGTGAAGCAGTTCCCGGAATTCCGGATACACAGGACGCCCATCCTGAACGAAACCATACTCTCCCCGGATGTAGACCTTCTTCCATTCATCCGTCTTTCCGGCGGACATCTTGGCGTAGTAGTCGGAAGGCAGATTCACCCGGTTCTCAGCATCCGGGCTATTGGCGTCCGGTTGGGCGAGGAAAGTGAACAACGACTGAAACTTGGTCAAGAGTCCTGCGGCCCGCATCTCCGCTTCGGCCTTGTTCACGCTCTCCACCAGTTCCGCATTCCTCTGGCTCGAAGTATCTCTCTCCGCGAGGACATACCACCAGTGATCGATCTCGGGAGAATTGGTGTCCATGAGGATCTGAGGACCGATACAGCCCCCATCCCGCTTAGGAGGATATCGACCTACCCTACCCGTCAATCCATCCAGGATCGCTTTAGGGACCTCTCTCGCCTCGTTGATCCAAGCGGCGGTGAGTTCAAGGGATAGGAGCTTTCTCACGTCCTCGGGCCTGTCGAGGGCTACAAAAAGCACTTCCATGTCGAGATGGGCATCCCGGATGTGGTGGGTGGGAGGCCCCTGAGCCTTCCAGTTCCCAATTGTCTCAGGCACCCACTGGTGCCAGGTCTTGATCGTCGTGGTGGTGAGCTCGGGATAGGTATTGCGAATGACTGCAATCCGGGAATGTCTTCGACCGTCCTGCTGGACCGCCTGACGCTTGGCGATCTCCAGGAGCTTCATCACGCTCGCCGTGGACTTCCCCGATCCGATGGGACCCCTGATCCCCACCACGAAGGAATCGGAATCGAGATAGGCGTCTACTGTGACGCCGGGACTGACGTATTCGTAGGTGGTATCAGGCACTTGGAACGATAGATCGAGAGGTAGAGACTGCCGGTCGCAGCGAGATTGATGTCCTTCGGTAGAGTCTTCCCCAAGAGAGCGAGGAAAGCTCCAGGATTCTCAGTAGCTTGTCTTGTGAGGTAATCCACTCCTCCTGCAGCGATCAATGCCTTCTCGATCATCCCACGGAGTTCGACGGTGATCTTGTTCAGGGAACCTTTTGGACGAGCCATAGAACTTGGTTCTTTACTTCGCAGCAGCCTTCGCGTGCTTCCTGCGGGATACGTACTCGGGGAGCTTACTGACCTTGTGACCGTGAGTGTCCGAGACGTATTCCTTCCCCACGGATTTGGGAATGCCTAAGGTGGATTTCCCTTCAGCGGCAGCGTGCATTGCGCGATCCTGAGCGCGACTAACTGCAGGCATGGTGTTCTCGCTGATTTAGAGATTGGATGCGACGCAAACAAGAAAAGCGTAAAGCTATATCAGCTGCCGTCGGCTGAACAGAACCTTTAAATCCCTTTCTTGGCCCACCCGTGAAGGTCTGACGAGCTTCAATGTAAGCGTCAGCCTGCGCACCTTTAACGAGCAGATACGGTCGAATAGCTCGTAGGAATACAGCGCCATCCTCTCCGGTTATCTGCCACCGATACAACCGCTTATAGCCAAGTCCCCTTTGCGGGCAAAGTCGGAAATTTCCTCCGTAAAGCGCATAGGCCAACTCGGCAGGTTCTCGGTCCACCATCGTGATATGAACCACGAAGAACACCCCGGGCCCACGCCTATGACGTTTATCGCTCAGCTCGCAAGCCCCAACACAGCCATCAGCATCCAAGATCCCGGCTAGATAAGCCTTCTGAATCTCTGAAGCAGCATTCTGCGCCTTACTGACCGCGGGCATGGCTAAGGACACATCCCGTTAACTATGCAGGCCGATTGAATTCGCTGCTCTACCTCCCATTCCCGTAAGTGTGCATCCGAGACTTCGCGCATCTGACGCGCTCGCTCCTCGATGGAGCTTATGCGATCATAGAGATTCGGCGGCATCAACACACCATTTGCTTTGCGCAGCTCGACGCTGAACATTTGCACGTCGTGCCAAACACAATCCGCAAGGGAATAAATCTTCTGAAATTCCCACCACATCATGAATCGCTCATCTGCCTTTCATGAACAGGAGCATTTCCAGTGGTTCCAGCCCAATTCCCTACAAGTTTAGCTCGTCTCCAGTTCTGCCCCGAGATCTGTGAGTAAGCATCCAATGCCTCAATGGCAATTCCTTTGAGATCCTTGAGAGTGACCGGAAGCTTAGTCTGATGATCCATCTCCGCGTGTACGATGGTCTCGAGCCCTGTGCGCAGAGTATCGACAGCCTTGGAAAGCTTCAAGGATCCTTCCTGAGCGTGTCTGGCGGTCTCCTGAGCGGCTTCCAGGGGGTCTAGAGCCGGGATCGGGGGTTTCTCTTTACGCCTCGGCACTGACCGGCTCCTTGTAGTAGTTCTCCCGTTCCTCAGGAGTTAAACCTTTGGGAGGTCTTCCCCTTCGTTTGTTCAACTGCCTGCGGGTCTTATCGAATCTCGGCTCAGAAGGTGCGGTTTCGTGCCCGAGCTTGGACATGACGAAAGCGGCGACTTCTGCTGCAACATCGTACTGCTGAGGACGCTCGATGAGCCTGAGAACCTCTAACTCGTCTGGCTGGTAACACCCCACCTGAATCCGCAAGAGCTCGAGCATATCGACCACCCGGGCTAGGACTCGATCACGCACCTGGGTGGGATGTCTCACTCGGCAAACTCCAGAATCGCTTTCCCTTCATGATCCCTCTCGAATCTCGCAATGCCTTCACCCTCCCGGCGATCACAGAAGCGATACTCGATGTCCTTCGCATGACCACTGGCTAGGAGCATTTTACCTGCAGGAAGGGCATCCCGATCCTGATGCGTGAGAATGCACCCGTCCTTGGCTAATTTCCACAAGATTACGATGGCGGTCTTCTTCCACTTCCCCTGAAGCTCGGAGACTCCGACCTTCCTCCCGGTCGCAGAGAGGATGAGAGGCTGGATCCTTCTCGCTTCCTCGGGAGTGACGAAAGTGAACTGGATGTGGGTGCCTTCCGGATCCCGATAGTCCACGAAAACCCGGTCGTGAGGAAGCGCAGCAAGATCCTTCCTCGTGATCGTCACCCCCTTAGGGGCGAGTTTCCATAGCAAGATACAGGTAATCGCCGGCCAGTCCCAGGAGATTTCACTCATGACCCACACTGGCAGGCTCACCAGAGGCTTTTGGGAAAACGATTACTCCGCAACGGATACAGCGAGTATCTACAAATAAATGAAGACGATTACTACTGTCTCCATAGAAACATTCCCGGGGCCAGAGTTCGCTAGCTAAGATTTTGATCTCCAGCAACAGCCAGTGCTCCACTCCAGCCGCCATTACCCCGGGCAGCGCTTGAGCAGCAGCCGCAAGTTGCTGAAGTTTACACAGACGCTCTTCCTCAAGATTGGTCACGCAAAAACCTCGGTGGTCTTCATCTGTGGAATCCTCAATCGGTTCTCGTGAATCACTCTCGGTACTTTCCCCGTCCCATCGTCCACCAGGTAGTAACCGTCTTTGAGCGGCCTCAGGATAAAGCCTCTGAACGTCTTCTCGCTCAATTGGCTCTTGAACCAGACCCGTTGATGAGGGGCGAATCTCACCAGATCCCCAATGCGTTCAAAGCCTCATCGAGGCTTGAAACTATGCACGTCCCGGTTTCCTCACAGAACTTCTGCTGAGCTTCCTGATCAGCCCGCTTGCGGACCTTCCCGGCCTTCGTAGGTGTTTTGAGTTCCATCAGCGTCCAATAGAACTTCCGATGGTTGTACTCGGTACCCTTCTCGCCTACCAGCAAATCCACTGGCCTCCCAATGATCTCCACTCGGAAGCCAGCAGCCCTGAGACCCTCTACGATCTCTTTCTGAGTCTGATCAACCTTGCGAGCGTAAACCACTTAAGAACGCCTCTCTCTGAGCTTTGGACCACGTAGTGATGGGAGTGGCTAAGGACAATTCGATAACTCTGAGCCTCTCGTTGATCTCTCCCCTCATCCCCTTCAGGTCCCTCTTGAGCTCCTGAAGCATCCAGTAACAGTCAGCAACATCAGACTCTAAAGTCCTCTTAGGAGCTTTGGTGAATCGACCGGATTTGTCTCTCATGGCTCTCTCACACAAGACGGTGACGCCTCAGTCTTTATCTCCTCCGTGGTCGGATTCAGATGGTTCTGCGTGTGGTTCCTGATACCTGAGATAACAGGAAAGACAGACGAACTTTCCTGACCTAACATCCCGACAGACTTCATATCTGGTCTGCTTACAGACTTCACAGTAACGATTGAAGGTCATCCGTTTTTCTTCCTGCTTCCTGGAAGTGTGTATCCCCCGGTCTCTTTCCTCTGCTGGACTTTTGAGTCCGATCTCATCGCCATCAGGTCTTAAAGCCTCTCTGGCGCTCATCCAATCGGTTCTGGATTTTCTTTCCGGCTTTCATGTACACATCCTCACGCCAAACCATTCTTTCTTGGGGCGGCACTCCTGACTCGGAGTAACGAAGCCTCGGAGTAACACACGGCAAAGAACCCCAAACAGAGGATTCTGAGTCTTAGTTAGAGTGCCAGTCTTCAAGGCGTAGGTCTCCCGCTCTGCTCAAGGCAGAGTTTTGATGGATTGGCAGAAACGTAGCTCCGCGCGAAGCTGGTTTCTGGTTCGGATTGCGAGGTGGTTGCGTACGGAGAGAATATCCGTACAATTGACTCCGCAGTCCGTAACACCTGCAACGGTACTCCCGAAAGGGAACCACTTCAAGGCCCCGACTCCTCCCCGGATCGGGGCTTTGTCGTTAATGAAGCTGTCGGCCTTAAAATGGCGCGGGATTTCCTCTGAAGTAGTGCGCTTTCGTAAGCCTCGCACCAAGCCTTGATGTTTCTGATCCGAGTCAATTCCCTGCCTATGCAAGGCGGATGAACTTTCATTGCTTCAATTAAGCTGTTGTTGAATATCACCCACTGCCCCATCCTGGTAAGAGCAGCGTGCTTGATCCCTCTCGTCGGGGAAGAATGACCTAAGGCAGTTAACCAATGTGCGCCCAAATCCAAGATGGCTCGGGTTCGTTCCTCATCTTTAAGTAATTTGCGAGAGAAATTCGCTTTTGCACGAGTGAATCCAATCTCACGCATCAACCACTTGACTGGCCCCTCCAGTTTGGTTTTCCCCTTTCCCAGACCTTTTGCATAAAGGACTGGCTGCTCCTTTTCAGCTATGCGACCGAGCATTAAAACGGTACGGGTCATGGCGCGGTTAGCTTCTTTTTTCTCGTCAACGGTAAGACGCTTGTCGAAAGATGCCCACGCACGCAAGGCCTCTGCCTTGGACAGAGTTTCCTTCGCTTCAGGGATCGAAATATCCTCCCGCCTCACAAGAGCGTTAACTTGTGTCAGCGCCTCGCTAAATGCTTCGCGAGTTGAGATTCTCCGAGAGGCTTGGGTAACAAGACCCCAAGGTCTTTTGTTCACGGTCTGTTCAGATTGCGACACCGGCTCTTGCACAGGGACGACAGTCAATTTAGACTCCTTCTACAAGTCCAGGAAGCCCTTTGGCCCGACCCTGGCGCCCTCCTGAGGGGGCTATCTCGTGTAAACCTAGGCCTGTTACTGGCGAGATAGCTCCCTCTCTCCTGTAGATCGCCCGGCTGCCCTCCATGGTGCAGCGATGCCCTGTGGCGTCTTTGTGAACGTCCAGGAGGATCACGGACGGGCGAATTCTTCACTTATCTGTGTCTCCATCAAGTAACTCGTAGGTCACGCGGTACTTCGCAATGGCGTACTTTGCCTTGTTCTCGAACATCCCGTGGCAATTGGCTGTGCGCGCAGATTCAATTGACCTGAAGTCAAACTCATCGCAATAAGCTCGACTATAACTGCCTACGGCTTCGCCAGTGGCTCGATCAATGATGCGGTAGACCGTCTCCGGCTTTTTCTCTGATGGCTTCACTGCGCCTCCAATGTGCACCCTGAGCTATTTCAGAGTGCTACCAAATCACCCTAAACCCTCCGGGCCTTCCCCCCAAACAAGGTCACTTGCCACCGTTCCTGCGCTTACGCTGAAGCTTACGGTAGGAGATGGGAAGTTTTTCGAGGCCGAGATAGCCCAGGATCTTAGGCCCCGGTGGTCTTTCGCGCTTTAGCACTTGCTGCAGGTATGGGGCTGATACCCCTATCTCCCGCGCCATCCCTCGCAAGGTCTTGCCGACCTTCTTCTCAGCGAGTAAATCCAATGGCTCCATGGTGCCTATAGTAGCGTAAAGCAAAAAGCCTTGCAATCGTTATCTAGTTGCCTTACACTATGCCCCATCGAG